TGGGCATATTCGAGGATCATTTTGACACAATGCTTATCAAGATGCATGATAGCGCAGTCGCGAGGGTTATTGTGTAGATAAAATATGTTCATATAAATTCCTTTTAATTCCTGTTAAAAAAATACTACAAAACGAATGATGCTCCAAACTTTAAAAAAAAGAAAGCTTATTCGCATAAAACTTTTATGGTCATATCTTTAATTCTTTCTACATCTTCAGGCTTCATTCTATTAGCGATTTCTATGGCCACTTTAGAAGCTTTAGCGCAATCTTTCGTATTTTTAGCTGTAACTGCCAAGATTAAAGCAACACTTAAAGCATGAGCGTCATTCTGTATAACCATCATCGTCCCCCACATTTTCTATGTCTTCGACATCAAATTGTTCTTCAGATATTTTATCGTTATCGTCAATGCTACTAATAAAAATATCAATCGCTTCATCTTCATTAGCCGCTACAATTTCTCTTTCGTATCTGTTTTGAGATGTTACTGTTACTTTAAATTTATACAGTTTCATCATAGTCCTCTCTTGTATTTTTATTGTTAGCGTTTAATTCATTTTCATAATCTTGAATTAAATGATTGGCTATTTCATACCAATTAACTTCTTGAAGAAAAGCACCTGCATAATCTATCGCAAGGCTATTATTATTTGGTGGAATATCCATGAATATAATTTCATCAGCATATTCTTTTAAAAACTGACCAAATTCATAAGTTTTAAGCATGTATGTTTGATAATAATCAGACATATCAAATGGGTCAAATATTTCTAACACAACCCGCCAAGTAGCATAATTAGTCCAGCCGTTATATTTATTGTCTTGTGTCATTTTTTATCCTATCCAAATAATTTAATTAAATATGGGTAGCCCACATAAAGCCAAAGAGCCACATAAGCCCAAAAAGCAGTTGCAAAAATACATCCTATAATTAAATCTTTTTTCATTATTCTTCCCCTATTTCTGATTGATACGGATCAATTTGTGTTTGAACATACTCGTAGTTATTGCTTTGAGTATTAAGTTTAAGTTTGGAGTTAGGCATAACAAATTCATATTTGTCAGCAGTCCAATTGTATTTAAGCTTGGCATCTTTAGGTGCGTAGTTATATTTGTTTTCAACCCAATTATAACGAAGCTTCGGTGATTCACCTGCGAATGAAACGATTGGTAGTGCTATTAATAGTGCGGTTAATAGTTTCATACAAGAGCCTTAACTGCTGGATTAGCTAAAGTATCGTAAGCGATTTTTTGATATTTGTCGCAAGACTTGTAATTTTCTGCAACATATTGGAGGGCTTGAGAGAAATTAATGTTTTTTTTCTCTGCAAGTGTTTCGATTATACAGTAAGCGCCTGTTATTCTCATATCGTTTCCTTTCAATTCCTGTTAAGATAAAATCTACTACAAAACGAATCATCTTCCAACTTTTCAAAAAAGAAAAGCTTTTTTTTACTTTTTTTATAAATATTTTATAAAAGCGATGAAAAACGACGAACACAAAGAACAAGTAGCACTTATAGAATGGTTTAGGTTTCAATACCCTTTAATAAGAGGGTGTTTGTTTGCCATTCCAAATGGTGGTGTAAGGAATATAGGCACGGCTATAAAGCTCAAACGCGAGGGAGTTATGGCAGGTGTATCAGATTTGTTTTTAATGGTCCCAAAATCGCCCAAATGTGGGTTATTCATCGAAATGAAAGCGAAATGTGGTAAAACACAGGAAAATCAGCTAGAATTTCAAAAGCTAGCCAAAAATATGGGTTATGAAGCCCAAGTATGCTACGGCTTCGTCGAGGCGAAGGAAATTATAAAAAATTATCTAAAAACATAAAAAACCTTTTCTTTTTTGAAAACTTGGAGCAAACTTCGGTTTGTAACGATAAGACAAAAGGAGTTTTATGCACTACTACCAACATAATATAGCTGATTACAGGAAGGATACTACGCATTTAACCCTGTTGGAGCATGGGGCGTATCACCAGCTTTTAGATCAGTATTATTTAACCGAACAACCAATCCCCCTAGAAGAAAACAAACTATATCGCCTAATGTGCGCAAGGAGCGAAGATGAGAAAAATGCCATACAAACTGTTCTTGAAGATTTCTTTATTAAAACTGAAGATGGTTATATTCATAAGCGGTGTGATGTTGAGATTGAAGCTTATCAAAATAAATCTGAACGCGCTGTTATCGCGGCTAAATTAAGGTGGCATAAAGAAAATGATGCGGACGCAATGCGAACGCATACCGAACGCATACCGAACGCTATGCAAACCATAAACCATAAACCACTAACCATAAACCATAAACCAAAAACTAATAAACCAAAAACCAAGTTATTAGAGAGTGTTGAGTTTATACAATTTTGGAATACTTACCCCAAAAAAGTAGGTAGAGACAAAGCATTAGAATCTTGGAATAAGACAAGACCTAATATAGAAGAAGTGCTTAAGGCATTAGATTGGCAAATTAAAAGCGATCAATGGTTTAAGAATGGTGGGCAGTTCATACCAAATCCTACTACTTACCTTAACCAAGGTAGATGGAAGGACGAACCGCCTATTCCTATAACTTTCTAGGAGGAAAAATGATAAATGAAATCTTATGTTTATCAGCAATTATGTTTGGTGAAGCTCGCGGTGAGCCAGATATTGGCAAAGTCGCTGTTGCTTATACAGCAATTAATCGTAAAGCTGATCCAAAGTATCCGAAAGATATTTGTTCGGTAATGAATCAACCCTATCAATACGATTTTTTAAACAAGTATGGTATGCCTACAAAGCAAGAAATAGCATATCTTATGCCGTTAGCTAAAGCGATATTGGAAGGTAAAGTTGATGATCCAACAAAAGGAGCTAAATGGTTTCATACCAAAAATATGAAACCATATTGGGCTAAAAATAAAACAATTAAAGTAGCATACAACAATCACATTTTTTATTAAAAGATTAAGGACAAGATATGAGTTTAGAATTTTTTGTTAAGCAAGTCATGGGAGAAATCAAAATCCCGATATCTGTAGCTAAGCCAACAGTTGTTCAAAAAAAAGAGCCTATTGTTTTTAAATGTCATGCACATATAATGAACAATGGGCTTGTTGGTTTAAATAAGAAAAATAAATTAGAAGATGAAGATAAAAATATTATATTAATTTTTGATGGCGACACTAAAGAATTGTTAGGAGTAGAAAAAATTGAAGACGAAACATTTTGAACTAATTTTAGAGATTATAGTTTGGAGTTTAATAATTGGCGGTATAATTGGTTTATTAATTGGAATTCATACTATGATTGATTTAATGTTTGTAAGGTTTTTTTAATGCTTGAATTATTAGTGGCTTATAACTTTTATATTCATGACGCAAGCTTGTTATGGTGGTTAATATTTGCCTGTATTTTTATTTTTTCGAGATATTAATGGAAATTTTATTTAGATATTTAGTGTTTGATGATTTGGGCGAACCTATTCGTAGGTTTAGAACAAAACATGAAGCTGAATGTTATGTATTACACAGACCTAACCATCGTATTAAAAAATTGCCGCCATTACCAAAAGAAAATGTATTTGATTTGATAACAGACGAGCCATTATTTTGAGCCACACATTAATTATTATTACAGGATTGATTTATAGTTACATAAGCGTTGAACAATTTTTTTTAGGCAATAATGGCATGGCTATTTGTTATTTTGGTTATGCTATAGGCAATGCTGGTTTGTATTTAATGGCAAAATAAAGGAAAAATATGATTGAACAAGACAAAAGAAGTTTTATGAAAATGATGAATGCTGTTACCGAAATGTATGACCAGCAAAATATGGGTTTAGATATTATGCGTGTTTGGTTTTCTAAATTACAGCATCTAGATTTTAAAACTGTAAGCCAAGCATTTGATATTTACACATCTAAACATAGCGTAGCACCAACCATAAACGACATTCTTAAGCTATGTCCAGCTAAATCTGAATTTACTAAAATTGCGCCACCTAAAATGGCAAAAGAAGAAAGCAAAGAATATTCAGAAAAGATGTTATATGCCATTGAAAAAGCGCCAAAGCCAACTACCGATCCAAAAGCTTGGGCTAAAAAAATTATTGCTAATCCTAAAAACTATCCATCGATTTCTTTAAAAACTGCAAAGGAAGCTCTATCAACTAGAGATGTCAGAGTTTAGGTGGAAAAAATATGGAAATTATGCGATAACTTGCAACGGATATTCGATTGCGAAGTATAAAATTGCGAATAGCGCAAAATATATATTATGGGATTTGCCTAATACGCAAATAAAAATATTTAATACACCACAAGAGGCTAAACAATATGCAATGGATTATCACAAAACAAAACCTACCTTTCCTAGTGGCGAAGCTAGAGGCTCTAGATTACTCAAAGAAATGGAAAATCGTTCTTACGGAAAATAAAGATGTGCGCACTAATGAACAAAATGATCGTTTATGGGCTATGTATAAAGCTATAGGCGATTATCTTGGTTATAGCCAAGACGAAATACATAAGATGATGAAATACAAATTTTTAAGGACAGAACGCATTATAAATGATGAAGTGTTTGAAGTTCTTAAAAGCACCACAAAATTGTCGGTAGAGGACATGACCCAGTATCAAGAAAATATCGAAGCATGGGCGGCGACTGAAATTGGATTTAGCTGGCAATGAATAAAGATGAAAAAAAACATTATGAAAAATTATCTCAAATTGGGTGCATTGTGTGTCGCAATCTTGGTTTTGGTTACTCTCAACCTCATATTCACCATATTAGACATGGCGCTGGGGCTGGTCAAAAAAGCCATTGGTCTTGTGCCATTCCACTTTGCCCAATGCATCATCAAAATGGTGGATACGGAATCGCGCTCCATGCAGGTCAAAAAACATTTGAAGCAAAGTATGGAACAGAATCGCAACTTTTACAACAAACACTAGACCTTTTGTAGTAGAATAATTATTGCATAAATTAAATTTTTAATAAGGATAAGATATGAAGATAGAATATAAAAAAATAATAGATCTCATACCGTATGAAAAAAACAGTCGCATACACACAGATGCTCAATTAGATCAAATAGCCGCTTCTATTAAAGAGTTTGGCTTTAGAAATCCTGTTATTGTTGATGGGGATAATATTCTTGCAGGTCACGGCAGAGTTGAAGCCGCTAAAAAATTAAACATTGAAGAAGTTCCAACAATCAGCGCATCAGATTTAAATGATGATCAAAAAAAAGCGTTTATTATTGCAGACAATAAAATTGCTCTCAATGGTGAATGGGACGAATCATTACTTATTCAAGAAATAGAAGATTTAAAGCTCGCAGATTTTGATATTAGTGTTTTAGCTTTCGATCCTTCAGAGCTTCAGGTTAAAGACATTGATTACTCTATTTTAGATCAACATGATCTTGGCTCACAGTTAGATGACATGGCAAAAGGCGTAAGAAAAGCAATTCAAATAGAGTTTGAGCCTGAACACTATGAGCGTGCGCAGTTAGCTGTTAAATTTTGGCGCGATCAAGACGCTTATGTTGGTTATATGATGTTAGAATATCTCGAACGCGAAATGAAAGCTGTCAAAGATCAAGGCTTATGATTTGTTATATACCTACAAAATCAAGACAAAATACTAAAACATATAAATTATTCGAAGAAGCAGGAATAGAGTTTATACACTTTATCGAGCCTCAAGAGTTTGATTCTTACGATGTTCCTAACAAAATTAACATTGAACAGAACGATAAAGGAATTGTGTATGTTCGAAATTTTATGCTGGACTACGCGAGACAGCACAATCATGATTGGATTATCATTTGTGATGATGATGTCACAGGGTTCGGTATCTTTAACGGCAAAACTGTTAATCTCGGTGCAAAAATTTGGTTCGAGATTTTTGAAAAAGCTTCAAAACTTCCATTTGAGTTAGTCGGCATTAATTACACACAGCACGCTTGGCACGAAAAAACTTCTTATTCTATTAATCGTAAATATGCTGAAGTTTGCGTATTGATTAATACAAAAAATATCACATGGAAATATAGAGAGCAGTTTAAATTTAAAGAGGATAGAGACTTCGCCCTTCAAACTATTAAACGAGGCAGTGGCACACTAAGATTCAATCATTATTGGTTTGCATGTCCTAATGTTGGCACTAATTCCGGTGGGCTTCATGAAGACTACAAAGCAAAACGAGATGAGGAAGCGGCTATAAAAATGGTAAAAGAGTGGCATCCATTCCTAACGCTTCAGAGCAAAAATGGTCGTATAGATATTAAGTCTGATATAAAAGGATTTGCATCTCATTATAAAAAGGTCGTCAAATGAAGCGTGTTGATTTAGTTTTATATGAGCATAATATAAAGATTGGTGATACATGCGGAAATTTAAAACCAAATGTCACTGAGGATAGCATTTTTTACGCTGATGGTGAGCCGATTGGCTTTTACTTGAAGGAAGCGCCTACAAAATTAAAACAATTAGCTGAAATCGCAAATGCAGAGCTTTTATCTGATAGAGTTCCTAAAGAAGTTATGAGCCGTGGACCTAATAGCGAGTTTTTTAAAAAAATGCTTGCAGAAAAAGGTATGAAACATGTAGATCAATTTAGCACTATTTTGGGAAGCTGTGCGCCTAGACCTCATATGCGTATGCCATATCCAAGAATTTCAAGAGTGCATGAAGTCGAATCTGCACAAACATTTATCAAAGCAATGTTGCTTGCCTGTCATGAAGCGGAAGAACTCATTAAGGAATTAGCCCCAAATGTATACGAAAAACAGCTTAAAGCAGTGGAAGAAAATGTTCCTCCTCGTTTCAGATTTGGTAGATTGTTTACTTCTAGCATCTCTAATTTCAATATTGCCGCTAATTATCATATCGATGGTGGAAATCTCAAAGACTGCGTTAATGTAATTATTGCAAAGAGAAGTAATGCTAAAGGTGGTAACACGACTGTGCCTGATTATGATGCGACAGTAGACAGCTCGGATAATTCTATATTAGTTTATCCTGCTTGGCGCAATGTTCACGGAGTGACGCCGATTATACCACTGAAAGAAAATGGCTATAGAAATACTTTAGTGTTTTACGCGCTTAAAGCTTTCAAGAATCATTGGTAAAATGCCTACTGTTCCTACGAACACCAAATGCAGGGAGTTAGGTTGCCCCAATCAGAAAACTTACCGCTCAACATTCTGCGCCGATCATGGAGGCGGAATGACCGATAAGGGTAAAGAGAATAGTAAACTATACTCGACTGGATACTGGAAGAAACAAAGAATCATTCAATTAAGTAAAGAGCCGTTATGTGCAGCATGCCTCCTAGAAGGCAAAGTGGTCCAAGCTGTTCATATAGACCATGTGTTTCCACATAGACAAGATCAAAACAAATTCAAAACAAATATATTTCAAAGCCTATGCCAACCACATCATACTTTGAAAACACAAGAAGAAAATCAAGGTAAATATTTACACTATTCATCAAACGGAATAATTGAATACACGGATGTGGACTATGCAGTCAAGATTGCTAACGAAGCAGAATTTACGCAAAATATATAAATTGTGTGCATCATTGCCACCGTTTAATGAGATGCAAATGCCCCAGCCACATAAAATTAGCTTTAGCGTCATAGATACAAACGAAGTATTTGGTTACTTTCACACAGAGCCAATGAGAATAGAAATAGATAAAATGTGCGACACATGGGATCATATATTCCAAACTATGATGCATGAATGCATCCATGTGGCATTATATAAGGCTAATCATTCAGACTTTGATCAACATGAGGTCAAATTTAATAGAATAGCTAAACGAATATGCGATATGTATAAATTTGATATAAAGGAGTTTTAATGAATAAATTTGTATTATTTGTATCAGCATTAATAGTTGGTGGTTTATTAGCAGTTTTAACTGATTACGCTTTTGCGGCAGATACTAATATTACTACGAATATGAAAGGCATGCCAGTTCCTTCAGCTATGGCCCCTTCTATTTCTACTATGAATCCAAAGATTTGTAAAACAGGGGTAAGTGGCGGAGCTAACACAGGTGTTGTTTCTATTAGCGGTGGATTTACAGTAGAAGATGAAAACTGCGCAAGAGTGGTTAAAGCCGAAACTTTATCTAATCTAGGATTAAAAGTAAGTGCGGTAAGTTTGATGTGTCAAGATGAAGCTATATGGGAAGCAATGGAAATGGCATCTAGCCCTTGCCCATTCGGTGGCGCTTTAGGTGATGTTGCTAGACGCGCTTGGTTTAAACGATACCCTGAAAGATTTTATAAGTTATATGGTTCGGACTTTAAGCTTCCTGTTATTGCTGATAAGCAGTAATGCTTATGCTTGGTATTGCAATTATGTTCCTGATAGCAATGGATACATAACAAATTTACAATGCTATGGTATAGATGATGAAACTGCGCTTACAGGATATTGGTGTCCTTATTATCCTAATGATCCAATATGCGCACCTTACATTCAGCCTGTTTGCATAGACGCTACAGAAACTAGAACCTTATCATGCCCTGTAAATTATTCAGGTGCATTAAATCAAGTTAGGTATTATACTTGTAGCGCAAGCAGTTGGTCAGATTGGATAGATGCGTCAAATAATTGTGTTGCTGATCCACCAACCTGTATATCAACAACAGAAACAAGGGCTTTATCATGCGCGAGTGGTTACGAGGGATTAATAACGGAATTAAGAATTTCCCAATGCTCCGATCCGTATGGCATGCCAACTTGGACATCTTGGTCGGAAATATCCAATACTTGCAATATGACATTGGACAATCAGAACAATGTAACAAGTCCTGTGA